GTGGCCGGGAGTAAAGACTCAGGTTATTAAGGGATCTGCAGTTCAACGCAAGAAACAATTTGCCAACGAAGAGGCACAAGTATTTATTATCAACTGGGAATCACTTCGCTCACACTCACGGCTTTCGGGCTACGGCTCTATTGCTTTAGTGAAGTGCGTCGAGATGGGTGGACAAGATCCAAGCGTTACAGAGACTCGATGTGAAGTTCACCCTCGTGAACTTAATATGATTGACTTTAAAGCAGTCGTTGCTGATGAGATTCACCGCTCTAAAGAACCAAAGTCTAAGCAAACTCGTGCTCTGTGGGCTGCAACTGGTGATGCTCCTATTCGCTTTGCACTTACTGGTACTCCGATTGCTAAAGATGTTGTCGACCTATGGTCAATCCTTCATTGGCTGTCTCCTATTGATTGGCCATCAAAAACAAAGTGGATTGATCGAATGATTGACATCATGCTAAACGCATTTGGTGGAATGATGGTTATTGGTGTTAAGCCACATATGGAAGATGAGTTTCATAAGAGCGTAAACCCTGTAATGCGTCGTATGCTCAAAAAGGTTGTGCTTCCTTGGCTACCACCTGTTATGAACGAGCGTCGTGATGTTGAGATGTCAACTAAGCAGAAGAAGGCTTATGATCAAATGCGTGACACAATGATTGCTGAGCTTGAGAATGGGGATGCAGTTACTGCTCCAAGTATCTTGACTCAGACAACTCGTTTGCTCCAGTTTGCTAGTTCTTATGCAACTATGGAAGTTGATGAGTCAACTGGAGAGATGAAGACAGTTCTTGCTGGCCCATCTTGTAAGGTGGACTCACTTATGGATGATATTAAGAATGGCGACTTTGGAGATGACTCCGTTGCCGTCTGTGCAGTCTCACGTCAGCTCATTGATCTTCTTAGCGCAGAACTTACAAAGGCTGGAATTAAGCACGGACTGATTACTGGTGCTCAGAATGAAGATGAGCGTCAAAGAGCCGTGGATGACTTTCAAGCAGGAAACATTAAATGGGTCCTTTTCACTGCTCAGGCGGGTGGTGTAGGTATCACGTTGACCGCTGCTCGTCGTCTTGTTATGCTACAGCGACCTTGGTCACTAGTTGATCATCGTCAGGCTTTAGATCGTGTGCATCGTATTGGTAGCGAAATCCACGACTCTATCTTGATTATGGATTATGTAACAGAGGGAACAATTGAAGAAAGAGTTTTGCAAGTGTTAGAAACAAAGTCAGACAACTTCGAACAGATTGTTCGAGATAAAGATCAACTGATGAAGTTGCTCAAAGATGATAAGGCAGGTGTTCTATGAGTGGTGTAGTAAGACTATCTAACTCAGAGTTACAAACATTTAAGGATTGCCGTCGTAAGTGGTGGCTTGCTTACTATCGCCGTTTACAACCAAAGTTTCGTGATAAGACTGGTGCTTTAGCTTTTGGTAGCCGTATCCACGCAGCACTAGACGATCACTATGCAAATGGAACTCCATTGCTTGAAGCGCACTCCAAGCTTGTGCAGGTAGATAAAGAGATTCTTCTTGCAGACTTTTTAGATGTATCAAGTCTTGAAGCAGAAGCAGAGATGGGTCGCATCATGCTTGAAGGCTACGAAGAGTGGGTTGCAGAAGAAGGAATTGACGCAGAGCTTGAGATGATTTCAACTGAAGAAACAATTATTGCTCCGCTATTTAATGGCGAGGTTGAATTACAGGGAAAGCTGGATATGCGTGTTCGTCGTAAAGTTGACGGAGTTCGTATGTTTCGTGACTTTAAAACTGTAGGTGGTTCTTTAGGAGACTTTGGGAACCTTGCTCATATGAACGAGCAGGTTATGACCTACATGCTTCTTGAGGCTACAAAGGCTGATGAAGAGCATCGCTCGGATGGCGGTATCTTTACCCTTCTTAAAAAAGTAAAGCGCACAGCAACTGCTCGTCCACCTTTTTACGATCAGGTAGAAGTTCATCACAATGTATTTACAATGCGTTCTTTCTGGAACAGAATCCACGGAACGATTACTGATCTTATGAATGTTCGTAGAGCTTTAGATACTGGCTCAGATCATTCATTTGTTGCATATCCGACACCAAGTCGTGACTGCAAATGGAAGTGCCAATTTTTCGCTATATGCCCTATGTTCGACGACGGAAGCGCTGCCGAACAAGCACTTAGCGATTCGTATGAGGAAGCAGATCCTTATGCGTATTATGAAACCGACAAAAAAGGAAGTGAGTGACGTATGAGCGATATTCAACGTTCTCTTACCGTTATGGTGTATGGGGAGAGTAAGGTTGGTAAATCCAGTCTTGCTGTTACAGCACCGTATCCACGCCTAATGCTCGATGTTGAGGGTGGACACCGCTTCCTCCCAATCATCGTAAAGTACTGGGATCCTCTTCGTGAGGAGCCACCAGTGGCTGATGGAACTTGGGATACATGCGTAGTCACAGTGCGTGACTATGACACTGTTCTCAAGACATACCAGTGGCTACAACTAGGTAAGCATCAATTCAAGAGTCTAATCATCGACTCTGTATCTGAACTTCAAGTTAAGTGCTTGGAGAACATTGCAGGTGTTAATCAGATGACACAGCAGCAGTGGGGAGAACTTCTTCGCCACATGGGTGGACTCTTGCGTGACCTGCGTGACCTAACAATGCACGCTACAAATCCATTAGAAGCAGTAGTTCTAACTGCAATGGCTCGTCTTGATAAGGATGGTCGTTATCGTCCATACCTACAAGGTCAGCTTGCAATTCAGGCTCCGTACTTCTACGACATTCTGGGTGCGATTACCGTTGAGGAACGTCACAATCCAGATCCAACACAACCACCATTCAAAGTTCGTCGTATGTACGTTGAACGCACAAATCAGCATGAAGCTGGAGAGCGTGTACAAGGACGTCTTGGCAAGGTAGTTGAGCAAGAAAATCTCTCTATCGAAAGAATGTTAGACATTGTTTTCGGCCAGAGACAAGCAGCAGCGGCGGCCGCAGCAGCTGAAACAACAACACAGAAAGAAGGATAAAGGTGAGTACCAAAAATTGGTCTGACTTAATCAAGGATGCTGGTGAAACTGGCAGTTACGAACCACTACCAGATGGTGATTACGATCTAGTAGTAGTAGAAGCGACTGCAACAACATCACAGTCTGGTAAGACAATGTTCAAGCTAAAGGCGCAGGTTGAGGGCGGAGCTCACAACAAGCGTCTTGTATGGGATAACTTGGTTGTAACACCAGAAAGCCCTGCAGCACTTGGTATGTTGTTCAAAAAGTTCCACGCAATGGGAATTGGTCGTGGATACTTTGACACAAACCCAACTAACGCACAGATTGAGGCAACACTCACTGGTCGTAGATTCCGTGCACAGATTGGTAGCCGTATGTATAACGGAGCCAAGAAGAACGAAATCCGTAATTACTTCCCAAGTGCAGCAACAATTGCTGCAATGCAAGGTGATACTCCAGCTCCTGCTCAGGCAGCAGCGCCAGCATCTCCACCACCAGCTCCAGCTCCTGCTCCAGCACCTGCTGCAGCAGCGCCAGCTCCAGCTCCAGCAGCACCGTCTGCACCGTTCTAATAAAGTTTGTTGGGGGGCTGCTCAAGACAGGGCAGCCTCCTAATAATCAACAAGGAGAAAAATGAAAGTATTGGTTACAGGATTTACAGCATCTCAGTGCTCTGAGAATGCTAATAATCGCCTGTCTACTTTTACTGGATTGTTTAAAAATGCTTTAGATGAACTTCAATGTAATGTAACTTGGGAAAAGCCACAGCTCAGTATGAGCAAAGAGTATTTAGATCAATATGACTTGATTGTTGTTGGTATTGCTTCCCCTCACAGCATGTCAGCTAATTATGTTTACGCTGGACTTTGGGTAGCCAGCCAAGCAAAAGAACTTGGGAAGCTTAGACTTCTTATTGATGCACCAGACCCATACTGGATTTGGTCTGGAATTAGAGATTGCAATGACAATCCACAAAAACTTTTTAAGTCTTTTTACGCTAGAAGATATAACTATTTTGAAGCACAAGAGCGTAAGTACGCTGAGCCAATCTATCGTTTTTTACAGCACCTCTACACAGAACAGTGGGCAAAGACCATAGTCCCAAGCATGCCTTGGTTTTCTAGAGAGGTTGTTTCTAGTAGGATCAAGAATCTTCAGACTGAAGATGTAATTGGTATTTGCTATGACAGAGACATTATTGACGCCTCTACGGACCGTATGGAGCCTTCTTATGGCAACTATTGGTGTGCTGATGCACCTAAAAGCGATTGGACCAAAAAGGTTATCAAGAGTTTGACTTCAGAGGTGATACCAGTGAGACTTCATAAATACGATAAAAGTGAAGAAATTCTAAGTCGCATAGAGAACTCTATGGGAACTTTGATTAGTACATATAAAAACAACGACCCTTGGTGGTCTATAGCGATATCTCAATCAATTGCGGTTGGTGTTCCTGTAGTTACTGATTGGCGTCATACATCTTGGGTAGGAGCAGAATGGGCGTTTTTACCTTCAACACTGGAAGAGATGAGCCCGAGTCAACGGCTTATCGTGGCACAAAGTCAGAAAGATTTTTACAGAGATGCCACTCCCTCACGGGAGGAATCTTTGCAAAAAACAGCAGAGGCGCTGGACAATCAGAGCTTGCTGTCAGTAATCTAGGCACATCTGTCAGAAAGGACATTAAGATGCCAGAAGTAGATATGAACTGGGTTAAAGTACAACTCACGGAAAACAAGACCAAAAGAGTAGTTGGCGATACCGTCATCAAACTCCTCAACACTTGGGCTGAAGTTAAAAGCACCGACCCAGATCCAGATAAAGATCAAGCTAACCTAAGTCAGGTAATTGAGCTATTTAGCAAGATTGCTTTAGGCCATGCAATTGTAAAAGAAAATAAGAACGAAAACTGGACTCCAGCACAGTCTGGACAACTAGTTGTTGCAGATGAAGTCCGTGTTAAGTGGAATGCTTTTGATGGTGAAAAAGGTAAAATCCATAACGGACGCCGTGGAAAGATTGTCAGCATCCGCTATGGCGACATTATTGTTAAAACAACAGATGGTAAAGAGCCAATGCTAGACGGTTTTCACTACACACCTCAGCAGCTTGAGAAACGAGTCCCCTAATGAACTCTGCTACTTTTAAATTTAAGGTAGAGGGAAGTGACTACCAAAACCTGCAAGACAAGGTTAAGACAGAGTTAGCTGGTTTTATTGAGGTTGATCTTGAAGACCTTAATAAGTATGTTAGCTACGAGCTAGACATAAGCCCTATTGAAAAAACAGCTACCACATACTCATACGCTGCTTCAGTGACTGCGAGGTTAAAGAATGTCTGAAGAATCAAGTAACTCTATCCCTTCTGGTAACGGATACTCTAAGCAGACATCCGACACTCCGCATCGTGTTGAAGCGCTGCGTGAAGCTGCTCGTATTACAACACAGGACAGAAATACCAACTATGGTGGTCCAGAGGAAAACTTCACACGAACTGCAAAGATCTGGTCTGTAATCCTTGGACAAGAAATTACCAACGAGCAAGTTGCAATGATGATGGTTGGTCTTAAGATGGCCCGCTTTGCTCATGGGTCAGGATTTCAACCTGATACATGGATTGATATTGCAGGGTATGCTGGATGCGGTTACGAAGTTGGAAAGATTGCATCGGAGCAATAAGAGTAGACTAGAGCCATATAAAACTACTTGAAGGTAGGAGAAGATGGCCGCAGAGCCCGTCATAAGCCCTATGCCAGTATGCGAAGCGTGCTGGCTAGAGAACCACACTAAGTGGGAGCCTGAAAGCGTGGACGAAAAAGGTAAGATTCTTATGCGTCTTAAAGGCGTAGATGTCCCAGAAAAAGTAAATAATGGGAATGTTGAAGTCTGCGTTATGTGTGGTGGAATAACTATTGCAGGAATCTTTGAGCTCAAGCTGACTAACGAGGTCTACTACCTAGATGGATCTTATGAAGAAAGCTTTGAAGTCCCGCTGGAAAGCACAGAAGAAGAGTAGGGGATAGACATTAAAGACGAAAGACACGGTCAGCATCTCTGGTCTGAGTGGGGTGGGAATGGCTACAACGAACAGCTTACAGCCTCTACTATTTACTATACCTTTGATCATATTGATCTAGAAAACGATTTAGTACGAAGAGCTCTTGCCTCAGCTCTACAAAGAGATGGTGTTGCTGTTTCTTTAGGTGATGGATTTAATATGATAGATAAGGCTATTCCAGTACATGGGTGGTCTGGACTTATTGAGGATGAGTTGGAATTTACTGTATGCGATGATTCTGGGGAAACTGAGTACGGAGATATTGTAGGGGCAGCACTTGCAACGACATGGGTGGAAATATAGTACATAGTTTATAGTCTATAGTCGAGCGGTTTTATAGTCTATAGTCTAAAATAGTCTATATGTGGAAACCAGCTGATGATCTAGAATGGCAACGAGACGCTTCATGCGCCGACCCTAAGAACAAGGAATCAGTTGATTGGTTCTTTTCCAAAGAACCTGCAGAAAAATACTCAGCTAAGAACATGTGCTTTGAGTGTCCTGTGCGCTCACAGTGCCTTCAATGGGCTCTAGAGCATCGACAGATTTGGGGCATATGGGGCGGAAAAGATGAAGTTGATATTCGTAGAGCTTTGTCTGTTTCTTATAATGGAGAAGAAACACGCAGAAGAAGATTTCCTAACTGCCCTTACTGCACAGCTCGACCATCAAAGTTAGAAACATCTATTGAGCAACTACCTAATGGTGGTCGCTGGACTACAGCAAAAGTAGTTACCTGTACTGAATGTAATTTCTCATGGAGAAGTCGTACTAGTGCAAATGCGGTAGAAGCTTATAAGTTGGAGAAAGAAGAAAAGTCTAAAAAAAGTTCAAAGAAAACTAAGTAAGCTTTTCTTTACAAAACTTTAGATTTGACTGAAGTCTTTCATCTGCTGGATCAATATCCACTGCAGCTTGTGCGTAGAAAACAGCATCTTCATACATACCTAAATTGTATGCAGCAATAGCAGCAAAGTCGTGTGGTGCTGCTCCCCAAGCTTCTGCTTCACAGAGATACTCAAGTGGCTTTTCTTTAATAGCAAGGGCTTCCTTAGCGCACTCAAGTGAATTAGCCCAGTCTTTGCGATCATAGTAAACCTTTGCAAGATCAACCCAAGGTTCTCTACGGCCGGGCGCTTGATCAATTGCTTTACGCAACCAGATTTCTGCTTCTGCTGGAAGTGACTTAGCAATAAACCGCATAGATGCGGCACGTTCTGGTGCCCAGTGTGCTGTAGGTAGAGATAGATGGCGCTTTAGCTCTGCTGCAGCTTCAATATAGTGTCCGTAAAAATAAAGTTCACGACCGTAGTAAAAAGCATTGCGGTCGTTATATGGATCTTCTTTTACAGAAAGTGCAAGAAGTGGTAAGTATTGAGAACGAGACTTAGATGGATCTGGGTGATGGTGTGTTTCTAGCCCATCGATCCATTCTTGTTTTTCTTCCATACCGTAAACATAAAGACACTCGTGAACTGGATGACGCCAACGGTAGCCCTTACGAGCATGAATGTGGTCATAACTAAACTCTAAGCCCGGAGTTCCATCTTCATTCCAAGACCAGATGTGTTTGTAACGAGGACGAGTAACACCACGCTCCCATGCGGCTTCTAGTAAAGGACGCCAGTTGGGTGTGATCACTTCATCCATATCAAGAGAGATACACATGTCAATATCAATAGGAAGTGCAGCTAATGCAGCATTGCGTGAGTCATCAAATCTCCAAGGAGCAACTCGCACATCTACAACATTGATCCCAAGCTCACGAGCACGTTCTACTGTTCCATCTGTTGATCCTGTATCAGCAATAAGGAGGTAGTCAGCATCTTTAGATGCCTCGAACCATTTATCAACAAACTGACGTTCGTTAAGCGCAATGGTGTAAATAGCTACTTTCATTTTTACCCTATCTTTCTATACCAGCACTGATAATCTTGCAGGACTAACTCTAACCTATCTCGATAAATACTGCCGAACGCATCAATAGCCATCTTTGGCTCTTTAAGGGGTCCAAGACCAGCGCTCCACTGGTAGTCATCAAAGGCAATGATCCCGCCTATATTGAGGCACTCGTAGGCCGCTACAGCATCTTTAATGACCCCGTATGCCGTGTGGTCACCATCAACATAGATAAAATCATATGTCTGCATATTATTCTTAAAGAAGCTATCACTAGTTCCTTTGTATTTAACAATTTTTCTTGATTCTTGACCAGCCTTAGTTTTAAAATCATAAAGACTCTCAACAGTGGACCAATTCATTCCATGATGTACTGGCTCATCTGAGCCCTCCCATGTATCAACATCGATCAGTACGGAGTCTTGGTGTGTTAGTAGATTGTCGTGAAGCCAAACAGAGGCATCCCCCGTATAAGCTCCTACTTGTAGACAACGAACAGGCTTACCTGCAAAATTACGAAGCAGGTGCATATAAAAGTTTTTCTGGCCATCATTTTGAAACCAGTTTACATACTGATCCATTTAAGTCCTTTTCGTCGTTTTGCTAATTTTATTAAGGCAAAAATACCTTACTATCTACTCTACTGTAAACTCCACCCAAGACAGGGTATCTTCATCCCATGCATAGCGCTTGTCATCTGTCGGATAAGCAACTGGTGCTTGCCACAAACAGGTATCTTCATCAAGCACCCATGAAGCAAAAGGTTTAGGGGCATAAAATGCATCACGCTCTAGGTCGTATGTATATCCTAATCCAGCATAGTTTTTTCTAAAAGGAGTTCCACCAAGAGAGTGTTCTCCTCCAATAGTGTTATATGATGTTTTTACCCAAGTACCGCCCAAACCAAGTGTATTAGCAAGGTAGTTATGGCCATCTGACTCGTAAAGATCATCTACAACCAGTACACGAACAACAATGTTATTTTCGTCTAGCTCTGCAAAATGTGCCATTATTTTTTCTCTCCATAAAGCGGCTCTGTGTGAAGTAGTTTTACTTCTCGTTTTGTGACTATTCCGCCTTTTTCATCAAGTTGAGTTTTTGCCAGTGTCTCGCTGTCAGCAATTATATGAACTAACATAGTTACCTCATAGCTAAAGCATTGTGTTAATTTATCCTTTGTCATATGAATTCTCCTTATTTAAGATATCTGATAATAACACAACCAGAGCCACCATTCGCACCTTGCGTTACTCGACCAGCTGTAAAGTCATACCCTGCACCGCCGCCACCACCACCTGTTGTCGGTATTCCAGCAGCTCCAATTGATTGACCTGAAAAAGACCAAGCGCCGCTTCCGCCGCCACCATTACCACCAGTTCTTGATCCTGGAATATTATTACTCCACTCTCCTCCTCCACCGCCACCAGCAAACCACCAAGTACTAGATATATTTTCACCGAAACCAGTAGCAGCTCCCCATGAAGAATAGGTACTTAAACCGTTACCGCCATTACCGCCAGAAGTAGGGGTAGCTGACGTACCTGCTGCTCCAGCGCCGCCTCCGCCACCACCCGGCGATAGTGTGCTGTTATTTCCTCCACCACCGACATTTCCTTGACCTGAAGTAATAACAGATCCACCTGATGTTGCAGCAGCTCCACCACCACCACCGCCAGAACCACCGTTACCACCGTTAGTTCCAGTACTGCCAGTAACTGATGATCCACCACCACCACCACCAACAACATTTGTTAAAGTATGAAATCTAGAATCGTTTCCATTGCTTGCGACAGTGCCAGTATAAGAAGCTGCACCGCCTGATCCTACCGTGACTGTATAACCAGTTGCAGTTAAAGCTTCTGTAAAATAACTTAGACCACCAGCTCCACCACCACCACCAGATCCACCACCTGCGTAAGCTCCACCGCCACCGCCTCCAGCGACTACAAGAATATCCGCAGTCAGCGACTGCGTCGGAGTAAATGTCCCTGATGTACTAAATGAGTGATACCAATAGGTAGCATCAGTTGTAACAAAACCACCAGTTGCCTTTAGTCCAGAAATAGGAAAACCAGTATAAAGATTACTAGTTCCATTAAATGTATGAATTGTGTTTCCACCTGATGAAGTAACTGTTCCACCAATTGCTTTTTGGGTCCCCGTATAAGAAAGAATTACAATCCCTGAACCGCCACTACCCGCTACGGGAGTTCCAGAACTGTGACTAGCTGCACCACCACCACCGCCACCAGTGTTATCAATTCCATTACCACCGCTACCAAGATAGGTAGCGCCAAACCCACCACCACCAGATCCACCAGGAGCATCATTGCCATCAGATCCATTATATGAAGCACCGCCGCCACCACCAGCATAAGTAACTGATGATCCTGAAATTGAGTTTGCTATACCGTCTCCGCCAGCGCCGCCTCTTGTATTTGATACTCCATTACCACCTGCAGAAAAAGCTCCACCGCCACCGCCACCAGCATCACCAACACCAGTTCCTCCATTATTACCTTCAGAAGGTGTGTAACCGCCAGCATTACCAGTTGCAAAAACACCAGAACTATTTAATGATCCACCACCAGAACCGCCATTGAATCCTTTACCAGGAGAATTATCAACTCGTGTGGTTTCATTACCAGCTCCACCGCCACCAGTGGCAGATATTGTACTAAATGAAGAGTTAAAACCACTGTTGCCATTAATAGTCATGTTTACTGTGTAGCCTGTGCTTGCACCACCAGCACCTACAATTACAGGGTAGTTTGTGAATGCACTAACACTTAGATTTGTCGCAGTTCTATAGCCGCCAGCACCGCCACCAGCACCACCAGCGTTAGGACCTGCTTGTGAACCAGCACCGCCACCAGCTACAACTAAAAGATTATTAATAGTTGTTAAACCAGTTACCAAATTTCCGCTTATACCAGACGCAGCAATCCCAATGATAGGCATTTAGGCTATATCTCCGCTTGCGTACCAAAGATCCGTTCCCGCTTTGATCAAAGTCATAGCAGAGTAGCGAACTCTTGTCTTAGGGGTAGCAGCTGTTGCACCTGTTGATAGAACAGTAACGCCAGAATCGCCTTGCACGGTTACTTGTCCTGTACCAATTTGAATAAGGTTAATTAAACTTCCAACGGGGTATGCAACATTCGAGTTCAAAGGAATTGTATATGTTTGAGCACTTGAGTTAGATGCGGTAACTAGATCATCACGATCACTTAAAACAAAAGTATATGTTGTTCCTGTTTGTGCATTGATTGCTTCAATGCCGCCAGCACCTGTTGGTCCAGTTGCACCCGTAGCACCTGTAGCACCAGTAATGCTTGCACCCGTTGCACCAGTTGCTCCTGTTGCACCCGCTGCACCCGTAGCACCATTTGTTCCATTATCTCCAGCAGGACCTGTTGGTCCTGTAGCTCCCGTTGCACCAGTAGGACCCGCAGGTCCTGTTACAGTACTTGCTGCGCCTGTTGCACCTGTTGCACCAGTAGCACCAGTTGCACCATAAGCACCAGTCGCACCTGTAGGCCCTGTCGGACCACCGCTAGGACCAGTAGGGCCTGTATCTCCCGTAGATCCAGTTGGTCCTGTTATAGAATCACCTTGCGGACCTGTAGGCCCTGTCGGACCTTCTGGTCCTACGAATGGTCCAGCGTTATACCATTCTGTATTTAAATCACTCCAAATATAAAGATCAGTATCAACAATATAAGCATCACCAATAGCCCCTGTTGGGTTATCCGCTTCAAGTAACTCGATAGTTGCATAAGACCCTAATACGGAAACTCCAGATCCAGTACTTCCAGTTGGACCCGTAGGGCCTGTTGGTCCAGACGGACCAGAAGGGCCTTGCGGACCTGTAGGTGCGACAGTGGCAACAGTATTAAATCCACTTCCAGTGTAGACATTTACATCTTCTGAAATACTATCAACCCAAATATCTCCAACTTGAGGAAATCCTGGCTGAGTAGCTTGATAAACAATATTAGATCTACCACTAGACTCATAAGCTGCTGTAGCAGAAAAAGATGCATTTGCAGTGCTTGCTGCAACATAAATTTTATCTCCAACAGCAAGTGCAAATCTAAATGTTTCAAACGACTGACCGACACCGACAACTAAACTATTTACAATATACACATAGCTAGACGGGTTTCCTGGAGCTTCTACAGGTTCAACATAAATTGTTGCATTAAGCTCTACAGCACCTTTATTTGCAACAATAACAGAAGCAACGCAAGCAACATCTGCGGTTGCAAGTAAATCAAATGAACTCACAAATGCAGCAGGTGATGCTACTCCTAAGCGTTTTACTGGCATGTTACACCGTCCCTATAGTTTGCCAGCCAGTAGAAGTTTTTACTTCTAAGGCATCTGTTTCTGTATTAAATCTTACATACCCTACCTCTGCAGATCCAGATCTTTCAGAAGTTAATCCTTTATCAAGATATAATGTATTATCAACACCACGGATAACTTTATTAGTAAAAGTTTGAGCAATGTTCTCTGGTTGAGCCGCATCTTCCTGAGGAACTCCGTTAATACTGAATGAAGTTAAAGGAATAGATGTTCTTACATAAACAGTGTCTCCATCATTTAATGCAAATCTAAATGTTTCAAACGACTGACCGACACCTATATTTAGATTAGATGCAATATAAGCATACTGAGCAGCAATGGTTGCGTTGGCAGGTACGATCCATATAGATACCTTATTTAGAGGAGTTGCGTTGATTGCTTTATTAGCAACAACTACTGACACTAAATAGTTATCTGTAGAGTTATATAAAACAGTATCTGTATTGGCTGCGGGATTAGAAAGCCCAAGTCGTAGAATTGGCACTTTTGCCTCCTATGCCTGAGCTTCAGACCATGATAGTTTAGCTGATGTGAGTGTTGCGTTACCTGTTAGACGTGCAACTGCTACAGTCATAATATCAGGTCCGTCAGGATAAATGCTATCTCCACCAAGAATAGAGTTAGACAACTCGAACAGTGTGCTTACATCTACTGTAGTTGTACCTTCTACACCACCAGTACCGCCAGCTCCACGGAAATTGTAAACCTGAACTCCACCAGAAACAGTATCAGCTGCAGTGTGCTCGACGATCTGAGTCAAAGAAGGAGCATCTACACCAACAAAGTTCAAGTTGTTGAGACGTGGGTTAAGTAGAAGCTTAACGTCAACAAGCTGCGTTGAAGAGATACCAATTTCCTTCAAACGAAGCTGCATGCGGTTAACAACATCTCGGTCGCCAAGCTTACCTGTCAAACCAGAAGACACTGATGGTGAAAGGCGTAGAGAGATAAGTGGCTGGTAGTTTGGACCAGAGGTGTTATTAAGTGATCCATCTGGATACAAGAAGTATGTGTACTGAGTGTTTCCTTGGTTTGTAAAGTTAATAACTTCACCAATTACGGCACCTGCTTCTGTAATTGCAGTCTGTGCGGTTCCAGCAGAGGTGTATGTAAATGTTGTTGAGTTAGTTACTGTTACTGTAAATGGTCCGTTTGCTGTAGTAGCAAAGTTTGCATTTGCAAGACCATAAATTCCAACATACATACCAGTGCTTAAACCATGGTTAGTCGCTGTAACAACAGTTACTGTAGATCCAGATCGAGCTACTGATGCTCCAGTTGTAATTGTTGCATTTGATGGAGCTAAGTGGATCAAGTTAGCTGAGTTAACAAAAGCTTTATATCTAGAGCCATTTGTTAGGTTCGCAGTTGTGTTAGATCCAACAATTTGAGTTGCAGGGTTAAGAGCGTTTGAGCCTCTTAAGCCGTTAGCACCGATTGATTCAAACTGAAGAACATCTCCAGTACGGAAACCGTGAGCCTGTACTGTAAATAGGTCTGTAGTTAAGTTGATGCCTGTTGATGCAAAGGACTTAGCAGTAGTTCCTCTAATATCCAATGTCTGGCTATTCTGTGTAAAGAGATATGCATTATCGTCATCATAACGACCATCCATCATTACCGAAGTACCCCAGTGGAATAGGAACGGAATATAGGTTGGATTTTCGTATGTAACTACTTCGTAGCGAGCTGGAAGGTTACCAGAGCGTAGGTATGACTCAAACAAGTTGTTATTGTGAACAAACTCGTGTACATACTGGACTTGACCATCAGTAGTCTTGAATCCAAAGCGAATCTTACCTGCACCGTACCAAGAATAGTCAATGTAAGCCATCTGAATACGGCTTAGGTCTAAGTTATACCCAGTTACACCAGTTCCATCGCAAGGGTCAATTGACCAATCTTCCTGAGGGACCTTAGTGTCAACAGTCTTTGTCACAATAATGCCTGACTTAGCAGGTGTAAATGAGTGAACTGTAGTTGTTCCTACGCTAGAAAGATTTACATTGCTCTCTGCTTCAGGAGATGCTAGAAGCTTAAAAGTATTACCAGTAAGTAGGTCAATGTAATAAGTTCTACCATTAATAAGACCACCAATTGGCTCGCCATCAATTGAGTTGTATGTTACTGGTAGTCCATCACTAAATCCGTGACCGACAATTGTAAATACGTCTGTTGATGTGTTTACAACTGTTGCTGGGTTAAATTCTTTTTCTGTACCAGATGAGCCCTTATATTCAGGACGAACTGACATACGAGTGTTGGAGTCAATCTGAGTTACACGATAGCTTTGACCACGCATAACAACAAAGTCGCCTACCTCCAGCTGAGCTTCAAAACTTGTTCCAGTTCCAAAGATAAGCTCTGAACCTTGCTGAGCAGCTACTGTTCCACCCATTTGCTGTGTTGAAGAGCGACGAACTGCATAGATCTTCTGTCCATCAAACTCAAAGAACATACCGTTCTGGAAGTCATACATACCAGTACGGACAGCTCCACCTTGCCACTCACGGACAAAGAATTGAGGGAAACCATACGCACGATCTTCTGGAATACCACCAGACTTAGAGATTCTAAATGTAGTTAGATTAACTACAGTGACTTGGAAATCACCGTTATAAACAGAACTTACATCTCCAAAAGAGTCTTTTGCTTCTGAAATACGAACGAATAGGTCATTAATAAGACCATGTGGGCGACGAGTCTTACATTCAATAACAGTCTCGCTAAACTTAACCATACTTTCAAGATCAATAGATGGCTTAAAGTTAATACCGCAAGAGGTCTGTAGACCCTTACCTGACTGGTATCGGAAGTACTTACGAGTCTGACGAACAATGGAACCATACGATGTACCGCTACCGACAGACATCTCGACTCCACCATCGAATGGACGGTGAAGACTGTAGCCTTCAGGACGTACATAGATAAATGTTGGGTATGAGTATGAAACAGCGCTATATGCAGATGCATAAGGACGATCCACAGAAATCTGTGTATCAGATCCAATAGCTGTAATTCTACGAATAATTGGACCAATAGGCACTGTTTTAGTAAGCATAAACAACGATCCAGTACCAGTGGTGCTTAAGTCTGCAGCACCTGTATTAGATACTGCATCTGCTGCAGATGAGTGAAGAGTGATTTCTGTAGCGCTGACTGCACGAACAAAGTAGTAGTAACCGTCAACAAGAGGGCTAGGAGCTACTCCGCCTCGTGTTTCAAACTTAACGGTGTCACCTGTCACAAAGTTGTGAGTGCGTGTGATGCGGTTAGTTGTTGTGTCAACGTTTACTGCAGAGAAGTCTGTCTGATCTGCAAATAATCTAAATGCAAGACCAACTCCAACATCTGTAATATCAATTACATTTGAGTTAGAGTTAGCGTCTGCTGCAGTTGGGTGAAGAGTTAGTGATGTAAATGATGTATTTCTTACAAAGTAAGAATCTCCATTTGTTAACCCTGCTGGAGTGGTTCCTCCACCGTTGTTAAAGATTACCTGTGTTCCAGTGACAAAGTTGTGCGCTTTAGTAATTGTATTTGCTGCAGCGCTAACATCTGATGCAGCAAAGGTAAGATCGAGATTGACAGCGCTTGCTGTCAATGTAAATGCAGAACCAGTTCCAGCAGCTGTAAAGTTTACTGTATTTGTTCCAGCTAGGGCGTCTGCTAGCGTTGTGTGTAAAGCAATAGTTGTGCTAGATGCAGCTCTTACAAAATAAGTTCCACCTTCAACAAGAGCACCTGCTGCAGTTGTTGGAGCTGTTCCCCCACCAGCAGAGAATACTACTGCTTGACCTGTAGGTAGAGTATGAGACTTAGCAATTAATTCTGTACCTGTATTAATATCTGAAGCACCAAAAGTAATAGCTCCGTGAGTCTTAGTTGTATTAGGTGGGAATAGGCGGAATCTATCTCCTACTTTAAGGATCTTAGAGAATTGAGTACCTGAACCAGTAACAAGAACAGACCCTGAGCTAATTGTTACGTTACCTGCTCCAGTTACGTTACCGTTAATTTGATCTGATACAAAGCTATGTGACACGCCTGTTCCAAAATCTGCAACTGTTAATACTACTCCAGATGCAGCTTCTTCGGCTGTTTCTGCAAGACGTAGATAGTCTCTATTGATAGCAACTACATAGTAATCTGTATCGTCTACTAGTCCAGCAATATCAGTTGCGGCTGGTCCTTGAGAGTATAAAACTTTTGTTCCAGTCAAGAAACCGTGAGATGGAATATAAAAAGCGTTTTCTTGAAGATTAATAGACGTTCTAGGGTTAAATGTTTTTGTAATTAATGGAACACTACCTTGAGCTTGTACAGTAAATGTATTTGGTGCAAGAGGGTTTAAAGATGTAATGTTGTAGATACCATCTGGAGTCTTTGAGAGAGACTGCAAAGTATGGCGACCAACACCCGCTGGTGTATCAGTAATATTTACTGCAATTCCAGCAACAGCATTTTCTGGAGTTGTTGCAAGCTTAATATTGTCTTGATCAATAAATATGATGTAGTAAGGAGTTGCAGTTGTTAAACCATTAACAACTGTCTGACCCTTTGCATCATAAAGAACCAACTCGCCTTGCAAAAATCCGTGACTTGGAAGAGTAATTGTATCTGATGTAAAGTTAAGAGAAGTGATAAGTAACTGTTGAGTGCCAGTTCCTGGACCAGTGATATTAGCAAATGTATTTAATGTATTTGTTAAAGCAAGTCTTACAATACTTGGATCGATTTTTTTAATAAAATATGTAGCATTATTAGTTAAACCAGGAATAGTAGTTCCACCATTGTTAGAGTACCTAACTGCTTGACCATCTGTCAGACCGTGGTTAGCAATGTATAAACTGTCTTCAGCAGCATTTACTGTTGAGAAAATAAAGCTATGAGAAGTTCCAGTTCCAGCTGAAGTAAGATTAATAAAATTAGTAGATGTAAGAGCTAGCTTAAGTCTAATTCTATTTGCATCAATTACTTCTTGAACATAGTAAGTAGATCCATTTACTAGAGGAGTAATAGCAGTTCCACCACCAGTACTGTAAATCAAAGGCTGATCTACTAAGAAACCATGGCTACTAATAGTTAGAGTATCTTCAACTACGTTAACAACTACACGACTAAGAGTTGAGCTAGTAGTTGTTTCTCTTGAAGAAGGAGTTGTTAAATTAATTGTTGTAAAACTTGGACTTGGAGTGCTACTTAAACGATATGTAAAATTATTTACTTTATTTACATAATAAGTAGTTCCATTAGATATACCAGCTGGTGCTGTACCATTAAAAGTAGCTACAACAGCTTCTCCACTAACTAAACCGTGAGCTGTTGCAGAATGAATTACATCGTTTTGAGAGTCAAAATTGATTGGAACAAATGCATGGTATGAACTACCAGCTGCAACAATATTAATTTTATTTGTTCCAGCTTCTGAGTCAGCAGCTGTTGGGTAGACTTCATTACCTGTTGTAAATGTTGACACAATAGTCATTACAACTGAGCCTTCACCAGTGTTGTATGCGGAAAGGTTTGTAATAGCATTGCCGTTAAATGTTCCAGCGCCGTCATATAAACCTGTGGATGTTGCTACATTAGTTGCTGTTGGTACGATAAATGATCCACCACCGCCACCTGCTTGTTGACCAACACCGCTTCGAGCTCCAGCACCTCCAGAGTAGCCACCGCCACCACCAGATTGACCTACGTTAGTTCCATCTGATTGTCCACCGCCACCAAAACCACCATAACCACCGACTCTTGCTGTTGTGCTCATAGTTAGACCATCTAAGAATGATCCTCCACCTAAATCAGCAGCATTCTGTCCACGAGAGTTAAAACCTCCACCTGCACCAGAAAAACCTCCAGTTGCAAGTCCACCAAAACCAGCTGCTCCACCTGCAAGAGCATTATTTGTAGATCTTCCACCTAGCTGTGTTAATACACCATCTCTACCAACAGTTGAAAATGCTTCGGCAGAACCGCCACCAGCAACAAATAAAGGCTCATTACCAGTCTTACGAACAACAAATGTTCCACCACCAGAACCGCCCCAAGGTGCGTTAGATGATGAGTTTCCTACTTGTCCTACAGCAATTGTTATAATTTCACCCTTAGTTAGGGTTACTCTACCTTTTACAATTGCACCTCTTCCTACACCACCAGATCCAGATCCATCAAAGCCTGAAGCACCTGATGCAGTAAATTCGTAAATACCAGAAACTGGAACTACCCAGTCTTGATAACCTTGGAACGCACCTTGTGTTAGGTAGGTCTCATCCCATGTTGTGCTGTATGCAGCACGCATTTGCGCTTGAGTAGGTCCTTGACGACCTGTCTGACCGCAAGTTGTAAATGTGTGTGTATTACTTGCTACACTGTAAAGAGCCTGTGATCCAGCAAAAGAAGATGCAGATACATTCTTTAAGAAATATGTATCTCCGCTGGTGAGTCCAGTTAACGGTGTCCCGTTGGTAAAATATTTTACAGCTTGATTTGTAGCTGTTGAAGAGTCGATGTTTAAGATATTAGTATATACAACTGGAGTATTAAAAACAATATTTCCTGGAGTAGATCCAGTAATATTAGTTGCAAGACCTCCAGATGAAGATGAAAAAGCTAATCTAGATGTATCTAATACTTTTGCAAATACTAAAGAAGCGGTTGTATAACCTGTAATAGATCCGATGCCAGAGGTATATATATAACCTCTTCCATCTTGTATAGATGCAGGTATGTTTTGTGCTTTAAAGTAGATAAAGTCTTCCTCTAAATTTACATTAACTTTTCTTGCTGTATGGAGACCAGCTCCACCCGCTGCAGTAATATCTAAAGGCATTTATTTATCTCCTAGTTCCAACTAATGTTTCCAGAGCCAGATGTGATTCTAGTAACTCTATCTGCTCCAACAGTAGTAGTTGTTGCAGTTAAACCTGAACCGATTATGATTGAGTTAGCACTTGAGTATCTAAGAATAATTTCT